CAACATGAAAGCCAGATGCTATAATCCAAAAAACACAATGTATAAAAATTACGGCGGGCGAGGGATTTCTGTTTGTGATGAATGGAAAAACAGTTTCGAAGATTTTTCCGAATGGGCTTTGAAAAATGGCTATGTCGAGGGGTTGAGCATTGAACGAATCAATGTAAATGACGGTTACAATCCAAATAACTGCACATGGATTACATTAAAAGAACAATCGCTCAATCAAAGAAGAAGCCACAAGCTAACGGCATTTGGGAGAACACAAACAATAAAAGAATGGTCGGAAGAATCCGGCATAAAGTACGACACTATTGAAAGACGCATTAATCAGTACGGATGGAGTGCAGAGGATGCGGTCACGATTAAGGAACACGGAAAGAGAACGTCATAAGGCGTTCTTTTTTTATGTAAATAAGGGGGTGGTTTGTGATGGCTGTTAATATCGGCCCTCGACTATAACGCATAGGTATTGAAGGCGAAGCGGAATACCGCCGCCAAATGCAGAACGTTATACAGCAAACGAAAACATATCAAGCCGCAGTTAAAGAAGCACAATCTGCCCTCGACAGAAATGCGAGCTCACAGCAGAAAGCGGCATCGAAAGCTCAGGCGCTCACAAAGGCAATCGAAGCACAGCGCAAGCAGGTCGAATACTGCCAGAATATGCTTAATGCTTCCAAGGAGAAGTACGGCGAGAACGCCACGCAGACGCTCAAATGGGAAGAGGCACTTCACAAGGCGAACACTCAGCTCAACGAACTGAATCAGCAGCTTGCCGACAGCAACCGTCTCAAAGCATGGGGCGAGGACGTTGTTAAGGCGGGCGAACGGCTCGAGCAGGCAGGGCGGAAGATATCGTCGGCGGGCGAGACCTTAACACGGACGGTCACGGTGCCAATCGTCACAGCAGGAGCGGCGGCAATCAAGTCCTCGATTGATTTCGAAACGGCAATGACAGGCGTCATGAAGACCGTGGACGAGACAGCAACCACGAGCTATGCGGACATTGCCGAAGCAATTAAAAAGATGTCCACGGAGACAGCGAGCTCCAAGACAGAGATTGCGGCAGTTGCAGAAGCCGCCGGACAGCTCGGCATCGGTGCGGATGATATCGAGAAGTTTACCAAGACGATGATCATGCTCGGTGACACGACCAACGTCAGCGCGCAGGATGCGGCAACGTCCCTTGCCAAGTTTATGAACATCACCGGGGACAGCACGCAGGACGTCGATAAGCTCGGCTCCGCTATCGTTGACCTCGGTAATAACTTCGCAACGGATGAAGCAAGTATCATTGCCATGGCAACACGTCTCGCATCTGCCGGAACGATCGCGGGCTTATCTTCCACGGATATCCTTGCCCTTGCCGCCTCTATGTCCTCTGTCGGTATCGAAGCCGAAGCGGGCGGCACGGCGATGTCCCAGACCTTGACGAACATCGGAAATCGTGTTGCTAACTTTAAGGACGGCACGACAGAAGCCCTTGACGACATTTCCAAAGTCACCGGAATGAGCGCGCAGGAATTCGCGGACGCATGGGAGAAAGATCCGGTCAAGGCGGTACAAGCATTCATCGAAGGCTTGGACAGAATGAACAGCTCGGGCGAGAACGTGAACGCGATTCTTGACGATCTCGGCATGAAGGGCATCCGTCAGAGCAACATGCTCAAATCCCTTGCGCTTGCATCGGGCAACATGGCTGACGCAATCGATACGAGTTCCGAAGCATACCGCAAGAACACGGCACTGTCGGACGAAGCAAACAAGCGCTATCAAACCACAGCGGCGAGACTCAATCAGGTCAAAGAAAAAGCATCAAACGCGGCAATCACGTTCGGCAACTCCATGCTTCCGATGGTCGAAAAGGCTATCGACGCGGCGGGCAAGTTCGCGGACAAACTCTCCGCTATGGATGATTCGGAGCGCGAAGCAATTATCCGCACTGCGGCACTTGCGGCGGCGGTCGGTCCGGTCTTGATTGGCGTCGGAAAGACGGTCACGGCAGTCGGACAGATAACAAAAGGGGTCGGAACTGCGGCGAAGGCAATCGCTAAAGTACAAACCGCGATGGAAGCCGCCGGCGGCGCGGGTCAGTTTTTTGCGGCAGGGCTCGGCTCCACAGCGGGACTTGCGACGGCTGTGCTTGCTCCGCTCGGACTCTTAGCGGTGGCATTTACCAAGGCGGGTGAAGAATCCCGCAAAGTCACCGAGGAGCAGGCGGCATTTGCCCAGAAGACGCAAGAGGCGGCAGATGCGGCTAATCGCGCGGCTGAGCAGGTCGATGGAGTCGGAACGGCAATCTCAGAGAGTGCGGGCGGAATCCAGTCAGCGGGCGGCAGTCTTGACTATTTCCGAGACATGCTGAACGGATGCTATGACGAGAGCGGACACCTCAAAGAGGGCATGGAAGCCACTGCCGAATATGCGCTCAATGAGCTGAATACGGCGATGGGTACGGATTACTCGACGGAATTCATCGCACAGGCTGAAAGCTCAAAGCAGGCGCTCGAAGACATCAACGGAGCCATTGACACAAACATCGAAAAGCTCAAGGCTCAGGCAATTGCTCAGGCATTCCAGAAAGATTATCCGAACGCTCTCAAGGCTCAGGCAGACGCACACACAGCACTGACCACAGCAGAAGACACGTACACGGAAGCGGTCAGGAACGCCAAGACCGCTCAAGACGAACTGAACGCGGCTCTCTCCGCATCGGACGCTACGACAGGAAAAGGCATCGAGCGACAGCAGAAAGCCAAGACCGCACAGGAAGAGGCAAGCAAAGCAGTCGAACAGGCGGCTGAAGCATACAGAACCGCGGCAGGTGCGGCGGCTGAGGCAGATGCTCAAGTGGATGGACTCAACACAGCCATGGAGCAGGCGGCGAGCGGCACTCCGGACGGAATCCAGAAAGCGGCGGACGCTTATGCCAACATTGGCACCGAAGCCAACAAGGCAGGCGATGAAGCGAGCAAGGCGGCGGATAAGATTATCACGTCCAATGCGGAAGCTACCGACAAAGCTATCAAGGCGTCTCAGGAAGCGTTCAAAAACAGCGGACTACACGGAAAGGTCGAATCCGTTGACGGCGGACCGGAAGCAGCTGGCAAGGCAAAATCCGAAATGGAGCCCGTTATCTCCGCACCTATGGACGGAAATGTCAGACAGGTACTCGGAGCAGGCTCGGCGGCTACCCTTGCCAAGAACAGCATGGAGGGCATAATCAAACCTCCGATGCAGGGCAACGTTAACAAGGTCAACGGCGGAAATGCAGCGGCGAACAGCGCAAAGTCCGGCATGAATACCATCATCAGGGCACCTATGCAGGGCAGGGTTAATCAGGTCACAGGCGGGGTTTCTGCGGCAAGCGCGGCAAAAGCTTCCATGAATCCGATTATCGCAAGCCCGATGACCGGACGTGTCGGAAGCGTGTCGAATGCAGTTTCGGCGGCATCTGCGGCACATGCGCAGGCACAAAGCTATTTCAACAATAATCCGTTCAGAGCGGTCGTGAATATCGTTCAGAATGTCACACGGACGGTCAGCGAGGTAGTCCAGAGTGTTACCCGCCATGCCCGAGGCGGTTTTGTCAATGAAGAACAGCTCTCATGGCTGGCTGAAGGAAATAAGCCCGAGGTCGTTATTCCTCTGGCTACATCCGAGAGAGCACGGGCGATTGACCTTTTCAAACGTACTGCGGCAATCCTCGGAGCGAACGATGTGGCATATCTTCCGTCACTTGCCGGAGCAGGTGCGGGAAGTTCCGTCAACTATGGCGGAATCAATGTTGTCATCAATGCGGCAGAGGGGCAGAGCGAGGAATCCATAGCGGATGCGGTCATCAACCGAATCCAGGACGAACTAACCAGAAGGGAGCGATAATGGGAAATATTATTTTCGACGGCTATAATTTCGAGGATTATGGCGTGGTTGTCTCCGGATCTGGAACGTGGAACATGCCGGAACGGTTGACTATAAAAGAAAACATACCCGGCAGACACGGCGCTCTGATTGTTGATGCGGGAACGTTCGACAATGTCGAGATACCTTATCCCGCATGGATCGCGCATGACTTTGCGGAACGATACGAAGAATTCAGTCGAATGATGGCACTACATACGGACAAGTATTACAGACTCGAAGACACCTATCACCCGGACTACTACCGCATGGCTCGGGTCGTTCCCGGCATCGCTCCGGAGACCGGAACGCTGAACCGATCCGGAAGTTTCACGGTCGCATTTG